TGCTACTAATTGTAATTTTTGAGTAGGGTTTAATTTAGCATCTTTGATTTTATCAATTGCTAATTCCAATTTTTGTTTAACAGCCGATGGGATTATTGCTTTTGGTAACTCTGCTGAAATATCTTCAGTTTTATATTTCTCTCCACCAACTTCAAACTCATCATCACCTTCTTGCTTTGCTTTAGAAACTGCTGCACCGAAAGCATTACCTTCATTCTTTTCACCCTTACCATTCCAAGCAGAATCAATTTTATTAAAGAAAGCTTTCTTTTCTTCATCTGACATTGCATTTATATCCTTACCTGCTTTATCTAAAGCTTTAGCAAAAAACGCTTGATATTCGTTTTCTTCTACCATTACTTCTTTAACTAATTCTTTTAGTCTTGATTTTGTAATTGATGCGTTCATATTATAATGTTCTAATTTTTTCTGAAAGATTCATTAACCTTTCTTTGATTTTATGTAAACTTTTGTGTGTTCTTTTATAGTAATCATCTCTTTTAACTCCATTCTCATTTTTTATTTTAGAATACCAGTTAACAAATTTTTCTACTTCACCCAATTGTTGTTTGATGCTTGTCACGCCTTTACTCATTTTAGCTTTAGGGGATGCATCTCCGTTTTTAATATCTAACCAACGATTTTCGGCCAAATGTAAATTTTTTTCAGCTAATTCCATACCACTAATAACTGCAATTTCTGCACCTGGATCTTTTTTAGCTGCTGTTGGTTTTTCTTTTTCTTGCTTTAGATTTAATATCTTTGCTTCCTCTAAATCATCGACAACCTCACCACCAGTTACTTTAGCTAATCTATTATTTTTCTTTGCAGTTTGACCTGGTTTAGAAAATGCGTTTGGAGTATCATATCCAGCAACATTAGCCGTTACAGACATTTCATCCAAAGTTTTTTGAATGTTTCTTTCTCTAACGTATTTACGAATTGCTTCTTTTAATCTTGCTTCCATTATTTTACTTTAGATTTAAGTTCTTTAATTAGCTCATAAGAAAGCATAATAGATGAAACTTGAGAATCAGATACAGTTTTTCCAATTTTCATTTTTTCTAAAAGGGAAATAGTTTCTGATAATTTAATTTGTGTAACTCTATCTTTTAGTTTTGATTTAATACCATTTAATTCTGCAATTATGTTTGGTAATTCCTTTCCGATATAATCTACGAATTTGGTAGTATTTGTAATGTTGTTTATATATTCTTTCAACAAATTCTTTTGAGAATCATCTAAATTTGTATATTTTTTATTGAAAGTTTCAACAAGAATCTTATAGGTTAATAATCTTAGGTCTTTATCTTGTTGCTTATATGTTTCTATTAATTTATAATCTTCAGTTTTGTTAGTTTTTACTAAAGGTGGTCTTGAAATTATATTTTCAATAAGAGTTACTTTAGAATTGAATATATCCTTAATATCGTAGTTTTCAGAATTTTTAGATTCAAATACTTTATATATTGAAGCTAATACTTTATAGTTAGTTATAGGAGAAGAAAGAAATTGCTCTAATTCAAATTTCTCATTAATTTTCTTAATAAGATTATACTTTTCTTTTATAAGCTTACCTTCATTCAATTTAGAATGTGCTTGAGATACAGTATCTACAAACATTTCAGCTTTACTTTCAGAATTGTATTTTTCTTTTAATAGTAAATCATAAAGACGTAATTCTTTATTTAATTCCGTACCTGCGGCGAAGAATTCTTTTACTATGTTTTTTGCGTTCTCAGTTTTGTCCCCATTAAGTACCTCTAATGTTATTTGTCTTACTAAAAGCTCAAATAACACCCCAGTGTTCTTAACTTTGGAATGTTTTATTTTTTTCATTTATTACCCTATGTTTAACCTACGTCTATAAACTAACACATATAAATATAAACTTTTTAATGTTTATTAAAATTTAGTGTCATCTAATATGTTTTTTTCATCCAAAAGTTCGGTTTTTTCTGTTTTTTCACTTAAAATCTTCTTTTTTGCTGAAATTCCATTTAAATATTGTTGTGCTAATTTTTTATTGGATTCGTTTGTTCGTGTCTCTCTCTTTCTTTCCGCTTCATTTTCTTTATTACCCAATGGGTCTCTACCTAATGGATGTTTATCTTTACCATAAGTATTACCTTCTTTTGGCCTACCACCTTTATTATCAACAATCTCCTGCTTCATTTTTTGAATCTCCTCCTCTACGTTTTGTTGTTCCGGTGGATTTGCTGGGTCTTGTCCTTGCTGTTCTATTGAGTTATAACGGAATCTATCTTTAAGGTCTAATACCATCTTAGCTCTTTCAGTATCCATTTCATCTTCACTTATACCAAATACATTATGATATACCCAATCCGTAGATAACATATTCATTCCTTTGATATCAGTTGCTAATCTAACTTTCTCACTCCAAAGATTTACTTTCTCTTGCTCATATATTGTAGATGCGTTAGTTAAAGTAAGTTGGAAGTTTGTCATTTCAGAATCATCAATACCTTGAGATGCCAAATGTACAATTGCTATTTTATATAATTCACTAACAATAGTTCTTTGAATTCTTTCAATAGTTCTAGCAAAACGAACATCTTGTGCTGCAAGAGTTGCTTTACCACTAATACCTTCTTCATATCCTAAAAATGCTTTAGGTATCTTTAATGCACTAAATAATTTTGCTTTTAAGTAATCAATATCTTCAGTTGCGGTATAATCAAGTCCAGCTAAGTTTTCAATTGCAGTACCACTATCACCACCTCTAACAGGTAAGAAGAAATCTTCAGTAAGATTCTGAATATTATATTTTAAGTTGTAATCACCACTATTTTTATCAACAAATGGAGTTTTCTTCATTTTGTTAATAATCTTTTGCATATAGTTATCAACTTCTTGCGGATTAATATTACCAATATCAATTTTAAACACTCTCTTTTCAGGTGCTCTCATAATACGATGGATTAACATTGCATCTTCCATTAAAGATAATTGTTTCCAAACTCTACGACCACCTTCAATCATTGCCTTACCATATGGAAGGAAGTTAGTATCTGATAACATACGGAAGTGAGCCATTTCATAGTTCTCATATTCTTTTTTACCAAATCTATCTAATTCAACTTTAAATTTAACATAGTTTTGATTCATTGGGTCAGTACCCTCCAATCTTTCCGTATTATATACAGAATAAGGTATTGCATTTATAATACCCTTACCTTCTGCTATTTCTAATGCTAAAAAGAAATCACCATATTTTACTAAGTTTCTTGTCCAAGGCCATAAATTAAATTCTATGTTTATTACATCATAAAATAAGTTATGTAGGATTGCACTTACATTTTCGTTTGATGATTTGATTGCCAATACATCACCAAATTCATTTTTTGTAGTAGATTCATCAGCGTAAATATCTAATGCCGATGCTATAATTGGGTCATTATCCATAGCATCATAATCTCTGAATAACTCTCTACGAACCTGATGGTATGCCATTGATTGTGCACCCTGATTCGTTTCATTAAAAGACCTTTGTAACTTTGTATATCTATCTCTAAGATTTACGAAGTTTGTATTCATTTGGCGTTCATCCGTATCCACAACCTTACGTTTACCATCTTTATCAACGGTTACGATAGCTTGGGTTGAGAATAACTTCTTTAACCTACCAAAAAAACTTCTATCATCCAATTCTTGTTCTGCCATAATTTATTATTATTTTCTACAAAATCCTATTTTGACATTATATGATATAAATATCGTAATTTATCAAAACACTATAACCATTGAGTTAAATCCTCAAATCCATCACCAGCTCTCATTCTCCACGGGTCATTTTCCATAGTATTTCCACCACCATATATACCATTATATGTATGCGAAGTGATACTACCAACTGCACTTTTAGTTAAATCAATTCCCTCTTGTCTTAAACGAAGTGCGGTATCTCTAACCCATAATCCAATTGAAAATGCCATTGTCAAGTCATCGTTATAACCTTTCATAGCTTCAGCTCTACCATTCATATAGATAAATGTAAATAACTCATCTATTAAACGGGATGAACGAACTATAATTGATTTCTCTCTAAAGTAATCGGTTAATTTCGATATAATTAAAGGTCTAGTCTTAGAAGTGGTTGAAAAACCAGCTACCAATCCTCTTTCCTCTGCTCTATATCTATTTGTCATCTGATTCTCTACATCAATATATTTTAAATCCTTACTCATATAGAATAAGTTTTTATATCCTCTATCAATTACTTGCTGAATTGTGGCCCAACCAATATTTGCGTTCTCCACAACAAGCAAAGCATCATTATATTCCGTTGAAAGTGCTACTAAGAAGTTTCCAAAATCTTTAGTATCTACCTTACCTCTATATTCTGCAACCTGTACTGAATTCACAATATCAATTACATGACAAGTAGAATAATCGGCACCATCTCCTCTAGCTACATCGGCAACTACCATATATGATTTAGAATAATCGGCATGCTCCCATTTCCAAAGATTTCCATCAAACCCACCTTTCTCAATTGGTGGTATTACATATGTTTCTTTATAGAACATTAATAATTCAGGTTCAATT